AAGTTGGAGTCATTACCTGAAAATACAACCACTATCGCCCCGTTAACGCCATATGATAAATGGGATGGTGAGAAATGGGTGACGGATACTGAGGCACAGCATAGCGCCGCAGTAGGTGCAGCAGAAGTACAGCGCCAGTCTCTGGTTGATGCTGCTATGGCTTCCATCAGTCTGATTCAGCTGAAATTGCAGGCCGGACGTAAACTGACGCAGGCAGAAACAACCCGCCTTAACGCTGTGCTGGATTACATTGACGCGGTGACGGCAACAGATACCAGCACCGCGCCGGATGTCATCTGGCCTGAACTGCCGGAGGCGTAGGCCATTCAATATCGAGTGCTGTTGAAGTATTAACACGCATCAATAGCACGCGATATTTTTTCCATGCCAGTAACAGTTTCGTTTCATCATCTGTTGCCATACCTAAATCAACCGCATCCTGAAGCGGCGCTATTACATTCGTTGCCTCTGCTATCAGTGCAGATTTCTTTTCATCATTTATTAAGGCTAATTGTTCTGGTGTTGGAGAAGGACGGTCAACAATGACAGGGTGACCATTCTCACCACAGGTAATCATTTTTGTTACACTCTGCGAATTAATCAGTGTTTTCCACTCTGATTCCGAGATTTCCACTGCATCATCAGGAATATTGGTGCCGTGAAATTCAGTCGAATAAAATCCGTTTGTCGATGCAGAATAAAAATATGACATTTCGTTAATATCCCATTGCAATGTAATACGCATCAGCAGATGAACCATATCCTGAACCGGGCGACACTGTAATATCAAATCCAGTGTTATGGACATTTGTCGCCGATACAGTCGGCTGCCCTGACGCGCCAGTAACGTTCAATGTAACTGTGACAGCAAGGACTCTTGAGAATGTCATCGGGAACCTCATCCCGTATGTTGAAGATACATTAGGGGAGCCATTCAACTGACCGCACTGTAAAATTAATCCAGACGGAAATTTTTGCGCAGCAGCCGTTGCGGTATTACTTGACGCGAACAGGCTCATATCAGGTATCTGATTCGCCCCTGTACCTACATTCCTTTTAGCTGCTTCTCCCAAACCAAGGTTTTCGAGAGCCGTTTTCACCGTGCCATCCGATTTGATATCGCCAAACGGATTCTTGCGGCTTAACAGCAGCGCGCGAAGTGCGGTAAGCAACTGATCGTGCCGCCCCTTCTCCAGGCTGGCACCGGATGCCTCCACCACGCTGCAAAGCTCCTCCTGCAACATGTCAAAGTAGTCATCATCCAGATCGGTGGCAGGCGTGCCAGTCTGGGGGTTACCACGGGTAAAACCGTTCTTACCCGCGCCGAACTTATCCTTCTGCGCGGTTTTCGTGTCTATACGATGCATGGATTACTCCGGATATTTAAAAATCACATAGGTATGCGACGGGCAGAGTTTGTTAAGCACACACTCGACAACGGTGTCCCCCCAGAAGCGCAGCGCGGAATCACAGGGATCGCCACATGTCATCCAGGTGGTGTTGGTGGCGACTGGCATGTTGACCTGCCAGTAATACCGCCATTCCGGCGCATTCACCGCGTCAGTACAGGCAGATGAGCAGGTGAACGTGCTTTTGTCGTATCGCGTGATGGTAGCGTCTGGTCTGCCCAGGGCAGCAAGCTGTGCAAGGTAAAAATCCTCATTGATGCCGCCCGCCAGGTTAACCTTCGCATCCAGTCGTTGCTGACGCTGGCGAAGGGTCTGTGTCCCTGCGGGAATACATTCATCCGGCAGACCGCACAGACGCTCCCAGCGGTTTATCAGTTCAGTGGTGGTGTGCGGATCCAGCTCCCGCATCAGGGCATCCGCACGCTGATGAACGCGGGTTAATGACGGTGCCGCACCGGCAATCGCCGGATCTCTGGCTGACCACGCCGGACCGGGTGGCAACAGTGCCGACAACAGACGGATGTAATCATCGTTTGTCACGTCCATGAAATCGTCCCCAGTACCGCCAGTTCATTTTTTGCAATGGAGATATTGTCCGCCGGTGCAAGCAACTGATGGCTGTATTCCCCGTTCGCACCGGAAATCGCTTCACTGATACGTGACACCTTCAGTTCTCCCTGCGGATAACCATCACGCAGCAGGAACGAACGCAACTCGGCGGTAATGGCAGCCCGTATTTCCGGTGTGTCCGGCGTCACACGGATATGAAAATCCACTTTATGCGCCACCGGCCTGAATACATACAAATCAGAGCCTGCCACCGGGGCCAGTGGCCCGATATGTTGTCTTGCCGCCGTTTCCGTTGATTCTTCCGGAATGGGATTAATCAGGTCACTGCCGGCAATCATCACACCGACAGTCCCCGTTCCCATCCAGTGTCGGTATGTCCATGCGCGGGTAATGCCGGGCACTTCTTTAGCCCAGACGACATAGTCCCCGTCAGCCCCGCCCTGAGGCGTCCAGTAATACCGCTCAATGACGCGGGCGCGCCACGTTTCCAGCTCTTCAGTATCAAATCCACCTGTCAGGGTATCTGCCACGCCGGAAGACGGCAGACCATTCACCGGCGTGACCAGGATTAATGACGTACCGTCGTCAGCGTTACCGACCGCGCCTGCACTTGAGCAGGCGATCGGCACGCGCAGGACACCACCGGTGCTGGTTGCATCGGCAGTTGCCGTGTACTGCACCAGGTCATCGCGCTGAATAACACTCCCGGCGGTCACCTTCAGGCCATCGCTGACACCTTCCCAGCGCATATACCCGCTGGCAGCCGTGGCCCCCTTGCGCGGACACCGTTTCATCGCAGCATGTCGCGCCAGCCAGGACTCATCGCACAGGTCAGGCAGCATGTTCATTGCCAGATAATCGATGTAACCGTAAACCGTATGCAGCGCCGCCGCATACACCTTTGCCCGCACGTCTTCATCCATGCGCCGGAGCGTGTCGCTGACGTCCAGCCTGGCGAATAAATCGTTACGGAGCATACTGATATTTTCTGCCAGCGTCGGGCGCTGAAATTCACTGTCCGCCATGCGTTATCGCACTCCACAGATCATCAAAAGAAATCATTACTGGTCCATCACGACGCCAGAGGGTGATACTGTTACCCAGCTCATTAATCCCGGTGCGGCGGATATCCAGATCAATACGGGACACCACGCCGTCATCAATCATCCATTGCAGGCATTCGCGGATATATCCCCTTACCGTCTGCACCAGCTGATTGGTCAGTTTGCTGCGCTGAAGCAGCCACAGTCGGGAGCCGTAACGGTCATTCTGTACCGCAGGCCAGGTATCCCCCCACCATCCCATCGGGACGTCGGCGTTGTCATCAGGCTCCGCCCGCCGCCAGGTAAACAGGGAAATCACCACGGCGCGGGTCAGCGGATCCAGCGGTGCGCTGGCGCAGGTGCGTTTACCGTTCACCGTCAGCCACAGTTCCATCATGCCTCCATCGCTTTATCAGGTTTGTCGGTGTTACTGCCCTGACCGTTCTCTCTGTGACGATGCCCGTTATAGGCAAGCCGCATCGCTGACATGGTGGTGCCGCCGGAGTCGCACAGGTCTTTCACCTGTCCTGTCACTTCCAGGTCCATTTCAAAACGTGCCTTAGGCGCATTGCGAAACGTGATCGTTTTACCTGCACCGTCCACCACGATCCCCTCCCGGGTCAGCGTCACAGACTGCCCCTGATCGTCATAGACAGCCACCTCACCCGTCTGCAGCCCTTTCAGGCGGTAGCGCCGGTCCGACACCGTAACAACCACCGCATGAGAACGGTCGCCATCCGGAAACAACACCACCGCTTCCGCACCGCTGTTTGCCCTTGCGGTAAAACCGTAGGGTTCAAGATGTTCAATCCCGGCTTTGGGTTCACCGGCAATCAGGGACACATCCACGGTCTGACATTTCGTGGCGGCACTGATGCTTTTCACCACTGCCCGCCCAATCAGGCCGAGGAGTTGTCGCTGCATGGCTTCAATCGTCCTCATCAGAACGGGTCCTCCTGTACTCTGGCTTTTTTCTTTTTCCGCGCGCCGGGGGCTTCGGGTTCAGGCAGATAAGCATCAGGCGGGCCGACACGGATTTCCGTCAGGGTGCCGTTCTGGTCCTGAGTAAACGTGACTTCCGAAACAAGCAGTTCGGTATTGTCGAAACCACAGACCGGATCAAAGACAATCACCCGCTGGTTGGGCTGCCACAGCGTACCGTTACCCTGTCGCCAGCCCTGCACCACATAGGTGGTTTCATCCGTCCGCGCCGCCCGTTGCCGGGCTTCAAAGTCAGCACGCGCAATACAGCCTGCCCCCGTAGCCTGCCCTGTCTGCCTGATATACATCGGACGGTAACGGGCAATAAATGCGTCCTCTGTGCGGGCCCGCAGCGCGGTGGTGGTGGCCTCACCGAAATCATCGTCGTTTCCGGCACGCTGCCCCGCCACCTGGTAAACAGAAAATCGCTCCCGGATACTCTTCTCCGTATCGCAGGAAAGGATGTTTTCCCCGAGTACCAGCGCAGTATGTGCCCGCGTTGAGCCAATACCGCCAATCACCAGCCTGCCGTGCGGGTCGTCGTAAGCCAGTGCCTGCTGCTGACCGAGTATTTTGTTGATTACCTCAATCACCGTTTCACCGTGATCAGGCTGAACATCAGGAATAACACCCGACGGCGCACCGCTGTTCACCACCTCAATGCCGAAAGGCGCAGCAAGCGCCTGCGCAATCTGTACCAGCGATCGTCCGTTAAACTGTGTCGGTTCGGCTGCACAGTCAATCAGGTCAGCGGTCAGACTGCGTCCGGCAATACCGGTGCTGACCGAACGGGCATCGTAACGAACGGGCGTCGCCTCCACCCAGCCGGTGATCACCAGCTCATCACCAATCAGCACCTCCACTTTTGAACCGTTTTTAATGCGCGGCTGAAGCGTGGTAATACCCTCATCTCCCGGCCACTGGCGGGTGATCTCCACACTGAAATCCCGCGCCAGCCGTTCAATACCGGCACCGATGCGCACCGATGTCCAGCCATTCCACTCCCGGCCATTTACCCGTAGCGTGACATTGTCGTTCATTGCACTGGCACCTTCAGAGGGATCACCGGCACAAAGCCGGGATGCGTAATGGCATTACGCCGGATAATGTCCGCGTCACGCGCCGCGTTATCAAACCAGGTCGCCGCCAGCACCAGCGCGGGTAAAACCTCATCCGGTGTGCGCTGAATGATCCGTGCAGACTGTTCAAGGCGCGTGTTGATATCCGCATTCAGATCTGCTTTCACCCGGCGCAGCGCCAGAAACAGCGCATCGCTGGTTGTACGGGACAACTCCTTATCAATTGCCGTATTCAGTGTGTCGCGAATGTCAGTCAGTTCTTCCCACGTCGGCAGGTCAACCGTGTTTTTCACCGCCGGTGCATTGTTCAGTGCCGGATGCGTGACGGAAGGCCAGCAAGTGCTCTGCGCGGGTGTTGTTGCCTGCCCCACTGCGGCATTCTGCATCACCGCGGAAGTTGTTGGCGCAGGCAATCGGGTGACGGCATACGCCGCTTCGCTGATTGCGGTCGTACGAAGGGTGCTGGCAACCACGTTACGCTGCTGCGTCGCCGTGGCGGTGGTTTTACTGTCCGTTTTCCAGACGCCGCGGGGTTGCAGATCGCTGCCGAGGCTGACACCGGAAAGCGTTTTGATCATGGTGACCAGGTCGCTGGCGTTACCATAAAGGCGTTTCCCGGTACGCCACATTTTCTGCACCTGCTCAACGAAATTTTTGCCTGACGATGGCGGCGGCAGAAGTACCGAGATATCCCCCTGCAACAGCCTGGCGGCATCCGATACGGCAGAATCCACCACTTTCATCGCATCAGAAACATACCCCAGCATTATGCTGGCATTACCGATAACGTCGTTCTGCACGAAATCCGCCACACCATCGATACTGAAACCGCTGAAGCTGTCACTGATGCAGTCATCCAGTGCAGAACAGGATGACATCAGCGTCTGCGCCGTCGCCGCACCTGATGTGGGGTAAGAGAGTTCTCCCGCTTCGACAAACTTCAGGTCAAAGCGGACAATACGCCCTTCACTCTTCGATGTGCTGACCCGAACTTCTCCGTCAACACAGACTTTCAGCTCACCGTATGTCGGATGGACAAGCGTGCCGGGACCGGGTTTATTCAGCGCGTCAATCAGGCGATCGCGCTGGTCAAAGCAGTCATCTCCCACCACATAAGCCGTGATGGACGGGCGAAAAGTGATTTTCCCCAGGTCTTCGGTATAGGGTTTGTCGCGGTTCGGGTATTCATGTGTTTCCACACGGCGACCGGTTCCCGCACTTTCTTCTTCAACCTTAAACGGCACGCCGCGAAATGACGCGTCCTGAAGTCTGTCACGCCAGCCTGAAGACGACGAAAGTAATGAAGGTCGGGTGGGAAATGAGGATAAATCCATAGACTGACCTCAAAAAGGACTGCGTTATCGTGGAAAACGAAAAGGGGAATACCCCACATCGTGCGTGATTTTCATCAGGGGATCGGCTTTGCCCGGTACATCAATTATCTTCATACCTGGCGGAGCATTCTCGAACGTGACTTTCAGCTCGCTGTGCTGTGTCATGGAAGAAGATGGATTCAACAGCGGAACATTGGGTTTGTACTGGCTCAGGCTGGCCTGATACTGCTCGTACTCTTTACGATCAAAAAAAGGCGTCCAGTCTGAAGCCAGAAACAGCCCTTTATTATCCAGCCAGTTAACCGTATCTTCAGGAACAACACTTTCCAGAGTATCTTTAACCGGCTCATACATCAGGGTTCCCAAAAAACCATATACCCCGGCCTTCCCGATAAAGCCGCGGCCTTTCCCCATCAATCCCGTTTCTGCCGATACCTTCCCCAGCGTACGCATCTCTCTGGTCACTGCGGTAATGGATTTGGTAACGTCAGCAACCCATTTGGTTGCCATAAACAGGGCAATCGCTTTCAGAACAGTTTCCCATCCCCCCATCACCTGCGCCGTTTCATCCACCACGTGCCAGACTTTTTTATGACAGGGCCTACGGTTTCCCAATTATCAATAATGAGGTAAGCGCCACCAACCAGAAGAGCAATCAGCCCCTTAGCAGGCGTCATATTCATCACACCGCCGAGAACTTTCATGATTCTGGACAAAGAGCCTGCAGCGGCCCCCACTGTCAGTAAAGCCAGACCGATTTTAGCAATGGTCTTAACGAGCTCCGGGTTTTCACGGACAAACGTTCTCACTTCCTCAAGGAGCGGTTTTACCGCTTCAAGACCATCATTAACCTCAGGAAGAAACGTTTCCCCCAGCGTGGAAGAAATGGCATCAAGTTGATTTTGCAGAAGTAAAAGCTGGTTTTCCGTCGTCGCTGCCCTCGAAGCATATTCCTTCTGCATCGAACTGCCATACTGCTGGGAATCCGCAACCCGCCTGAAGTTGGTACGCAACAAATCAAGGTTAGTCAGCAGAGGTGCTATCGCGCCCAGAGACTCTTTCCCGAACAGGGCATTCAGCACAGCTGCCTGTTTTTCTTTAGGCACTTTAGCCATCGCATCCAGTACAGACAGCATGGTGCCCCGGGCATCTTTCTGCATATCAGCAGCTAATTTCTTCGGATTGATCCGCAGAAAACGCAATGCCTGTTTCTGCGATTTTGTCGCAGAATTTCCCGCGGTCAGGGAAAGCATGAAGTTCTTGATCCCTGTGGCGGCAATTTCTGACTCCACGCCCATCCCGGCAATGGTTGCCCCCATTGCCGCGATTTCGCCGGAAGCCACACCTGCAACACCACCTAAAGGACCAATACGCGTAACAATATCGGAGATTTTCTTCGCGTTCGCCGGGCCGGTATTACCAAGGTAGTTGATTTTGTCAGCCAGCCCGGCCACTTCATCCTGCGTCATATTAAACGCAGTACGCCACTGGGCCATCATCTGCCCGGACTCTTCAGCCGTGGTATCAAAGGCCACGCCCATCTTCACCGCATCAGTGGCAAACTGCATCAGTTCATCACGTGCAATCCCGGCCTGACCGCCAGCCGCCACAATTTCCGCGATCCCGTCTGCAGACATGGGAAGCTCAGTAGACAAAGCGCGTACCTGCTCCGTCATGGCCTTAAACGCATCCGGCGTATCCAGACCGTCCACCACTTTGCGGACATCAGCCATCTTCGATTCAAGGGTGATGGCTGATTTTACAGGGAGTGCCAGTGCCCCCATTATTGCAGTACCCGCCCCGGCAGCGCCCAGAGCAAGGCTGGAGACTTCTTTCTGAAATCCCTTAAGCTGACGCTGCATACCTTTAAGCGGGCCGGACAGCCTGTCAACAGCGGTGATGATGGCTTTCAGCTGAAAATTATCAGCCATGCTTCATCTCCTCATTTATACGGACAGCCTCTGCCTCCAGATCAGCAAAGTGGGAAATAGCCGTCCGGCGAAGTTCAAGGGGGTTTAATTTCCAGAACCACGCGACATTGTAGAATCGCTTCCGGAGCTCTCTTCCGTCTCCAAGCCGGTAAAAAAACGCATTACAATCATGCCTGCCTTGAAAATATCCAGCTTCGTCATCTGCGCTGCAGACGAGCGCGGGATCCCGGCCAGAAGCGGGATATATTTCAGCGCCACCTGACTGTCCATTTTCATACCACCATCAGGCGAAACAGAGAAAGGGAACCCCAGCGCCTCAATCTCGTCATACGTAGGCTCACGTATTTCCAGCACATGCAGTGTTTCTTTGTGGGCGATGATCGGTTTTTTAAGTACAAGCTCAATCACTGGTAATCCCCTTCTTCACCGTGGAACTCAAGATCAACCGTGCCTTCTTCGGCATTATGGTTCGCTTCGCCGTGCAGCCAGGCAGACGACAATACATAGACCTGACCGTTCGCCAGCTCGGCAGTGATGGTCATCTCATCAGACGAGGTGATTTTGCTCACCGGAAAATTCTTCGGCACCTTGAAGGTCCCTTTGACATAAGGCGCACGGTGAGTTTCCTTGCGGTCCACTGAACCGTCCAGGCCGATGATGTCATCATTGACCGTCCTGTTCATGGGCACCTCAATGCCGCCGGTCAGCGATAGCTGCTGACCGTCAATTTTGAAATAACAGGTTCCCCCGATACGGGCCATTATGCAGACTCCTCTGAATACTGAAGACGGAACTGGTTAACCACGGCAAAGACACGCAACTGGTTAACATAGTCAGGCGGGAACAGCGTGTTCAGGCGGTTCGGATCGCTGGCATCACGCTCCAAAACCAGGTACTGCTTAAACAGTTCGTAGTTTTCCACGATCCCCGCTCGCTCAAGCTGACGGTAGGTTGCCAGCAGTTCCCCTTTGATCACCGCCGGGGTGACAATCGCCTGACCGGGACCAAAGCGGGTACCGTCACTGGCAAGCTTGTGACGCCCGTACTTACTGGTAATGACGGATTTCAGTTTGCGCAGTACATACGCGCTGGTATGCAGCGTCTCGCTGTCGAGGTAGCTGTTATCCGCAACCCCGTAAGCGTTTTTCCTGTACGTGGTGACATCACGCTGAATGCGCAGTACCCCGCTTTCGACATACGCCGTTGCCACGCCATGAGACAGCAGGGTCTGTTGTTCGGTCATCGTGAACCGTTTCCCCTTCGGCGCAGGCAGCATACCCACCAGCTCACCGGTCTGCGTGGGACGTGCCGGATCGTTGCGAATAAACACCGCTGCGCGGGCGGTACGGCTTGCCGCCAGCTCATCGGCAGGCGTCTGGGTGTCTTTTTCGTACCCCGCCAGGGTAATGTGCTGCTGGTTAAACTGGTCACCTGCGGTCACCAGTTCTGACAGCGTGCCGATCTTTGCCGTATACACATGACCATACAGCTGACGCGCATAGCTCCAGCGACCGCTGGTATCGTTCATCTCGGTCACCAGCGTGTTAACGGAGGCCGTGTCGTTGAACGGCAGGCCGATATAATCAAACGGCTCATCCGCCATTGCAGCCACCGCGCCGGTGAGAACCGGAGCACCCGTTCCGGCGGTACCCGTCGCCACGGCAATCTGTACGCCCGCTGGCAGCACTTCGCCCCCACCAAAGCCGTAGTAATTGAGGCTGACAGGAATTTCATTCCCGCAAAGCCCCTTATGACGCGCGGTCAGTGTGACCACGCCTGCCGAAGATGAAGCCGTAAACGGCAGGGCCGGAACGGCATTGATGGCATCTTTGATACTGCTGGCAATCGTCGTGACGTTATCGCCGTTGGTCACCGGAGCCTGCACGCGGGTACGTCCCACATAGACATTCACCGTGCCGCTTTCGGTTGCTTCCCCGGTCACCGTCAGCGTAACCGTTGCCGCCGCGCCTGTGGCTTCCGGAACGGCAATCACATACAGCTCACCAAACGGGTCGGTCTGGCGATAAGCCTCGACCATACGCGCCAGCTGACTTCCCGCACCACAAATCTGGCGTGCATAGTCTGCCGACGGCATCAGCACCAGACTGTTGGCAACAATCTCTGCACCGTTATTGGCATGACCAATCAGCAGCGATGCTCCGCTGTCCTGTGCAGTATTCGCAGCCTGGTTATCCATTTCCGCATAAAACAGCGGAACCAGCGTATTCGACGGAATGGTGTTAAAGCTTATCGTCATCGGTGTTCACCTTTTTATTCACGCGCCGGATATCACCCGCTGCTTCACGGCGCAGCCAGTAGTTGTTCTCGTCAACATTTCGCCCTTCGGCGGGCAAAAGGTCGCCGCGGGCAGGGTCAGGAACTGACCGCCCTTTAACAGGTTTGACAAACATGATGATCCTCAGGAAGGAAGGGGTATTTCGGTGTGATGTTCGATATCGCCGTCAGGCCCGTTACCGGGATCGAGATAATCAACATCAATCGCCAGCGTTCGCAGTTCATCCAGACTGTTCAGGTCATCCTGCTGGCGGGTATCGTCTTCGGTCAGCTCGCTGATGACCGAAAAATCGAACTGATAAATCAGCTCATGACGATTCAGATCCAGCAGCGTGCCGCCGTCATAGGTAATCGGGTTACCGCACGCTTCCGGGTTCCAGCCCAGCAGAGCCTTAAAGAGCATCTGCCGGACATCGTCCACCACATCATACGAGGCAAACTGACCGCGCTCATCACGCCCGTTACTCAGTATGACAACCACGGAGAAGCCCTCTTTCAGCTCCTGCCAGTAGTCGGTCTGACTTTTGTTTTCTCCCGGAGAGTCATCACCCGGTACCACATATGCCGCCGGGAGTTTCAACTTTCCGACCTCCGGCAGATTTTTGAACTGGGCCGCGCCTGCCACCCGGTTTTCAAAATACAGACAGCGGGCACGCAGCGCAGCAATAACAGGAGTCAGTTTCATGTTTTTTTCCTTCTTACAGGACGTAATGACCGCTGTAACTCACGGGACAGTAACTTTTGTGTCCAGTAACGACGCTGGTCGATGACATCAGCCATAAAGTTATTACGTGGTGCCAGCCGCCAGCGGGATGAATGCTGCTTTTTCTGGCGCTTATCCTTTTTGCTCATCCCGTATGCGGCATGACGCACACCGTAATACAGAAACGCCGGATAATACGCAGAACCTTCAGGAAAACGCCGGTTACCCTGCCCGTTTTTCTGGTTAGGGGAAATCCTGACCATCAGGCCAGAACGACGGGAGCTTTTACGGGGGACGTAATAACCTATAGAACGCGCAAGTCGTCCGGTCTGATAGCCGGGGTTTTCACCTGGAGCAGACCGACCACGTCGCATCACCAGCCGCCGGGCATCACGCATATAGACACGCCCGATTTGAACAAATGCCCTTCGGAGCCTGGCACGGTTAAACTCCATCTCCTCCGGTTGTTTGAAATCAACGTGTAAAAATGCTGTCTGATCCACTGCGTCCTCCCATTTGTTCTTCGGCACCCAGTTCCGTACACTCCAGCAGCAGAAAGCGCCGCGCCCCGTTCAGATCACGCTGACGTTTCACCCGGTACACACGGTCATCACAGACCACCTCATAATCAGCAGTGATCCCCCGGCGGTAGCGAATGGTGATGTAATGGGTGATGGCGTCCCCGGTCTGCGCGGTTTCCTGCCAGGTGGTGGCACTGGTCTGGATAACCTTCGCCCATGTCCGGAACGTAACCGGGTATTGAGGCTCCACGCCAAAGTTATCCGCGGGCATATCCACCCGCTGGCGGATCAGGACGCGTTTATTCAGTTCACCGGGGTCCGGCAGAATGTAGGTTGCGCTGGTCTGCGCCTGACGAATTTTCATTGCGGAAAGTACCTGTACGGGCCGACAAGCCAGCCAAAACTCTGCGGCATGTCGAGTTTCTCCACTTCCGTAACCGACGAGCGGTTTTCGTAAAAATGGCTGATAAGCATCAGCATCCCCAGACGAATATCATCCGGCAGGTGCAGCCCGTCCGGATCGCTGTCCGGAATGGTTTCATCCGGTGCATAGAGCTTCCGGTTCAGATACGTTTCCGTCCGCTTTTGTGCCGCACAGGCCAGCAGTTGCAGATGGCGGTCATCAACATCGAAATCCTCATCCAGCCGGAGTTGGGCTTTAATCTCTTCCATTGTCAGAAGCATACTCAGCCCTCTTTACTGGTCGTGGCTTTTTTCTCTTTTGTCGCTTTACTGCTTTTTGCACTGGTTCCGCGCTCTGCTAACCCGGCCTGAAGTGCAATCTCCTGCACCCGGGCAGGAAGCGCCCCGTCGTCATACTCACCGGCCCGAATGACCTCAACACGCATACCGTCCGGTGACCATTTCAGATCTTGTTTCAGGATCATGATTCTTCACCCGTCAGAACAGGGGCGCGGTTCCGCGCCCCTGAGTGATTACGCCACTGCAATCTTCAGCAGTTTGATGGCCTGCGAATCGACCAGCATGCCGCCGGTGCGTTTGGTGGTATAAAAACCGACAAACGGTTTATTGGTGTACGGGTCACGCAGAATGCGGGTGCCGATACGGTCAACGATGGTGTAACCCCGTTTGAAGTTACCAAATGCAATGGCTTTCGCATCAGCGGCGATATCCGGCATCTGTTCGTTTTCAGCGATACCGTAACCCGCCAGAGAGGACGGCTGCCCCAGCTCCAGCCCCGGACGCCACAGATAGTTACCCTCGCTGTCTTTCAGCAGACGGATGGCAAACAGGCTATTGTTGTTCATCATGAACTTCGCGCCTGTGCGGTGTGCCTTACGCAGCGTGTAAATCAGTTTGATAATGGCGTCTGCGGTCACCGCCGTCGCGTCGCCGGATACAATATGCTGAAGTTTGCCGAACGCCCGGACCTTATCGGTTTCATCCGTGGATTCATACGCCAGGAACCCTTTCGGCTTCTTGGTACCATCGCCGGTGGTAAAGGCAATTTCTTCCTGTTCGGCAAATTCGGTTGCCAGCTCGCTGTTGATCCATGCTTCCACGTTGAAAAAGGCATCATCCAGCATTTTCTGGGTGGCCTGCGGGTTACCGTAGATTTCCCCCATGAAAGGTTCAATCAGGCCCAGTTTTGAGGTGGCAGTCTGGGAGCGCGCGTCAGTCTCGCCAACCCATCCGGAAGCCGTGCCGCCCAGATTCACCAGTTTTTTGTAGTCGGAACCACCAACGGTGATCACCGTGGCTTCCTGGCGCATCACCACTTCATCTTTCAGCAGGGTGAGAATGTTGCGATCCAGTGCTTCCGGCACGGCATAGCCGCCGTCTTCATCGGTGCCCACCTGTAATGCCTTGCGCTCCAGATCGCGCAGACCATCTTCACGGCCTTTACGCAGGAAGCCCACAAACGCTTCTTTATGCTCGGTGGCCAGTTTATTTTGCGCACCACCTGCCGGACGTTTCAGCTCAAGCAGCTCTTTTTCAAGATCGCTTTTGAGGTTTTCCAGCTCGCTGAGTTTCCCGTTCAGGGTTTCCACCTGCCCGGCAAGCTTGCCTTTTTCCTGCTCAATCGCATCCACGCGCTTGTCGTTCTTTGCTTTGAAGTCGTCAAACTTCTGCTGCAGCTCCTGCGCGACCTGTTCGACATCTTTAATATCAACCGCCATCATATTTCTCCTGATTAGAAGTTCAGATTTTTCAGTGCATTCAGTGCAGAGCCCACATCCTCAGCGTCGCGCAGGGACAGTGCGCCATAGCCCCCGGCCATGAATGCTTTGGCCTGGGTACGGGAGAGTCCGACATCACGCAGGACTCTTTCGATTTTTTTCTGTTCGGGGATTTCCCCGCGGGCCAGTGCGTTCTTGACGTCGCTGATCCGCGCCTCGTCGTTAGACGGGAACGTCACCAGGCTGACTTCCCAGAGGTCGATTTCTTTCAGCAGAAAGGCTTCTTTGCTCCGGTCGTATTCCCAGTCTTTCAGGACGTACCCAATAGAAAGGCCGGTTAACGAACCGGCCTTCATGTGTGCATGTGCGCGTTTTGCGAGGGGATCATCATCAATAAGCAACCGTCCCCTGACGTAAAGCCCGACATCGTCTTCCTTCATTTCGGTGTAAACACCGATGGGTTCATCCATGCGGTGCTGCCAGAGCAGCGCAGGTAACGCTTTTCTGTCACTCCACGCCCGCAGGGAAGCAGCAAATGCCCCGGACATCACCACATCATCGTGGCTGTCCTTTACACCAAAGACGGAGCCATACCCTTCAAACTCACCGGAGTCACTGACAGATTTCAGACTCAGCGGTACATCAAGACGTTGTTTCGTCTGCATTGGCGTTATCCTTCTGCTTACCGGCTTTACTGCCATCGGAGGGTTTCGTGGTCATGTTCATCGGTGTGAGATAGACATCACCACCGGGACGCGGATTCATATCTTCCAGGTCGCGGCAGTCATTGGGAGAGTAAATTCCCCAGTTGATCCCGGTGGCGTAGGCTTCAAAACGGGACTTCATATCCCCGCGCAGTAACGCCCCGGCGTTAAATTTGGCGTAATAAACGCCCTGCTTACTTTTTCGTACCAGTCCGGTGTTGATCCGCTGTTCGATGCGGGTCAGATACGGCACCAGTGAATAGTTGATAAATCCCAGCCCCAGCTCTTCGATATTGTTGAAGGTGGCGCGATCGGTGTTCTGCACCATGTGCAACGGCACCCGGAACAGACGACAGATTTCTTCAAGCTGAAACTTGCGGGTTTCCAGGAACTGGCTGTCCTCGGCGTTCAGCGCCATCGACTTCCAGTCCAGCCCCATCTCAAGGATCATCGGGCGGTGAGCATTGCCAAGCCCGGTGTGACGCTCCTCAAAATCTTTCTTCAGGCGCTCATAAGCCTGATCTGACAGCGTCTGCTCTGTACGCAACACACCCGACGTCACCGCGCCATTGCTGAACAGTCTGGCCCCGTGCTCTTCGGTCGCTGCCGCCAGCGATATTGCCTCGCGGGCATAGGCGATGGGATTCAGCCCCACCAGTCCGTCCAGCGTCAGCGTGCGCACATGCCAGATATCCTCCTGGCTCAGTACATCCGTGGAGCCATCCGGGAATGTGACCTGATAGACCGGCTCCCAGCTACTGTTAAGCTTCGGTACCACACAGCCGGGATCGACGGGCAGCAGTTCAGCCACTTCGCCAAATGCTTTCACTTTGTAGGCGTAAAAGTTTCCCCGCAGGCACAGACAGGTGACCACCAGCTCCCAGAACTCCTGCGGCGTCATATAGCCATTGGGATGCGTGGAGATCAGCTTATGCAGACGTTCGCCAGCGGCTCTCTGCTTCAGACTGCCGTTCAGGTGATACAGGTTGCAGGGCAACATCCCGACCGACTCCGCCAGCACCCTGACACAGGAAAAAACCGCCGTCAGTCGCATGGCCCGCTGGCTGCTGATCTGCTTTCCGGTATAGGTGTCGTAGGACAACCCGATAGCATCCGCCAGCTCTGCTGGCGTGGTCACCGGTGCGTCACTTTTTCGTTGAAATAATCCCGAAAAGAACACTATTTACCTCCGCCGACAGACGACTGTGTACGGTCGAGATATCGCGCCACCAGCCACGACCAGAACAGACACAACGCCCCGGCAACAACAAACCCCGCCGGGGGATAAATCAGCCAGGCACCATACGCCAGCAAAAGCGCCCCCAGCACGCCCACCAGAGGCGCGAGAATCAGCATGATCATAATTACCTCAGTTAAAGCGAGCGGATCCCATAGGACTCAATGTGGTCAGACAGCGTGTCTTCTTTCTCGTACAGCATGGCTCTGCCAACCGCCATAATCAGCGCAACTGCACCATCGATTTTGTTTTCCGCCTGCTCTTTGACGGGCTTCACTAAATCATCGTTACCTGGCATGTTTTTGCCGACCACATTGCCGATACACCAGGTCATGATGGGATTGCCGTCATGATGAAAGCGTCCCGATTCAATCGCTGCCTCCAGCTCTTTCATCGGGTCGGACATATTGGCGAAGTTCTGGACGATAGTAACGGGATTCAGGTCTTCATCAGCAAGGTCATGTGACAGCCCGGTCGCTCCGAAAGGGTCGATGGGTGACTCACTGACCGGGCTGATTTTGTTCGCCGCTTTGGCCTCTTCGAGGATGTAGCGATAATCCACCTCTGCACCATCGGTAACGGTCAGAACGCCCATTTCCACCCATTTCTGAAAGCGTTCGGCTGTCCGGCGATCTTCATTTTTCTCGACGCTATACACCGTGTCATACGGTACCCAGAAACGCGGGGCCACACTGTAGTAATGCGTTTTACCGTCAATCTCGCGGGTATAAAGTCGCGCCATGCTGTTCATATCCAGCTTACGCGCCAGGTCAAAGGCCAGAATGCACGGCTGCCCCTCGAACTGCTCAAGAGTCAGTGATTTATCCTCGCAGCTCTGCCAGCTCACCAGGTTGAAATACGCCGAACGCGCCGACACCCAGATATTGAGGTGTTTTGTTTTAAAGACGTTTGCCAGACGGGCGTTATTTTTCGCACGCTGCTGCTGACTTAACAAAAATTCGCGATAAACCGACACGCCAATATTTGGATTGGCTTTTTCCAGCACCTGCGGGTCGGTCCAGTCGTCACCTTCATCAACGGTATAGATGATCCCGAACAGTTCATCGTTAGGCACCGAGCCGTTGAGCATCTCGATGACTTCCCGCCGTTTGTCGTAGCACGGCCCCTCAATGTTGTACCCGGCGGTGGTGATGGCCCACATCAGTGGCTGACGTCGCGCCCCCATCCCGGTAAGCATTGTGGTATAAAGCGCATCGGTGGCATGCTCGTGATATTCATCAACCACGGCACAGTGGGGTGATGAACCATCACCTGGGTTGCCGATCAGCGGTTCAAACCGCGCGCCATCCTCCGGACGGTTCATGTTTGAGGCGTTAACCTCAATCCCGAACGCTTCCGTCAGCATGGGTGTGCGTTTACACATCAGTCGCGCCGGGCGAAAGACTTCCCACGCCTGTTTCTCTGTCGTGGCACCGGAATACACTTCCGCGCCAAACTCGTTATCACAGGCAAAACAATACAGGGCAACACCGGCAGAGATTGCTGATTTGCCGTTCTTACGGGGGATTTCGGTGTACACCTCCCGGAAGCGGCGCAACCGGGTGCCTTTATTGACCCAGCCAAACGCACAGCAGATCACAAATAGCTGCCACGGCTCCAGCGTGATGGGCATCCGTTTGAATGCCCACTCCCCCTTGGTGTGCGGCAACAGCTGAATAAATTTCGCGGCCCGTTCAGCCAGGTCCTTGTCGAAGCGGTAACGAAACGACTTACTTTTTTCCGCCATCAGGTCATCAAGATGGCGCTGGCAGGCCTGAATCACAAACTGGCAGGCAACAATCTTTCCGCGCACGACATCCCGGGCATACTGATTTGCAGCATTTACGTTGGGGTAAGATTTCCGGCTCATGATTCGATAATTTTCAGAAACGGGTTAGTGGCTTTCTTCTGCCCCGCCAGGCCAATCAGACGCTGGCGGCTGCTGGGGTCGAGTCCGAGCATTGCCCCCGTACTGCTCATCTCGGACTCCTGTTCTTTTTTGGCGGTCAGCTCCGGATTTTTGACCATGCCGCCCATTGCACCGGTGATGGTGTTGCCCTGTCTGGCAATATTTTTCACGGCACGTCGCCAGAACTCATAGGCCACGCACCACCGCTCAAGCACTGCGAGGTCAGTCACGCACAGCAGGCCCTGACCGCAGAGTTCTTTGGTTGTCAGTTGCCACATGATCGTGGCGAGAGGGAGCTCTTCTACAGCGAACCACTCCGGTGGCTCAACACCTTTGATGGGCGTAAAAACGGGTTCATCTTTGTTCAGGGCTCGCTTGCCGGGGTTTCCGGCCAGCGCCTTGCGCGCCGTTGGCTTGGGGCGACGCCCGGAACGCCCCGCCGTTCCAGCCATATGCGGCACTCCTGGTTAAATTTCATTTTTCGCGGGTATAAAAAAACGATGGGGCGGGCAGTCCGGAAGACGTCAGGTCACAGGGATTTGACCCGCCCCTCCCCTCTGGCAGTGGGAACTGGTTCTTACTTCAGCCATTCACGGGCCGTCTTCGCCTTATGACACGGCCAACACAGGCTCTGTAGATTACTGTCGGCATCAGTGCCGCCACGCGCTTTAGGGATGATGTGGTCAACGGTTTTCGCCTCACGCACCACACCAGCACGCAGACATAACTGACACAGGCCTTTGTCACGCTTCAGGACACGCGCGCGGATACAGTCCCACTTCGAACCGTAGCCGCGCTGATGACGGGACTGGCCTGGCTTGTATTGCTTCCAGCCTTCGCTTTTGTGGCTTTCGCAATAGCCTGACGAGTCAGTGGTGGTATGGGAGCAGCCGCGAACACGGCAGGCTTTTGGGGTTCGTGGGGGCATATGTACTCCAATGAAGAAACCAGCGAAATAGCTGCCTTCATTCGTAGTAAACCTTTTTCATCAACGCAGTAATGGATTCTTTGAAGAGTCGCAATCAATACGACTCACTAATGGGGAGGCATGTCCAACGCGTTGGACGAGTTGCCTACTTGATTTAGGTGACACTTTAGAAGGACAGAATGCCTTCCTCACTCAAATAACATCAATTAAGGAGGTTCAACATGCTTCGTTCCAAAAGTCAGTTGACTGTAATTATTACTACGTCACCTTATGCCGAAGACCTTTTCCGCTTCACTTTGAGCCTGATTCACTTCTACCTGACCGGCTCGCCTCTATCCTTCTGATCCCCGCTTTATCCAGATTGCACTGCCCTAGCGCCGACAACAGACTGACATTCAAATCTAGGCTACCCGCATAAGTCAGCGGTTCAGAAATGGCTGGTTGCGGGGTTTCAGCGGTCAGACTCGCCGGTAACGGTATAGCCGGAACTGGCACGTAAACTGTCCGCGAACTTTCGCAACCGGTCAGCAGCGGCAGCAGGCACAGGGCGTACAGCACAATCATCATCCGCAACAGCCACTTTGATATCAGCCTGGGTTCTCTGTGACTCCAGTGCGATCTGTTGTTTTGCATGCTGGTTAGCCTCCAGAACTGTATTGACGATTTGTAGTGATTGCAGGACGTTATTGGTAATGGCTGTTGCTGATTCAGCATTTCGTACAGCCTCATCAGCACGTTTCTTTTCGTGCTGATATTTGCTGTAGTAGTGGTTAGCAGACCAGATGAAAGAACCGATGACAGTAAAGAAGAATGCAGAGATAGCCAGCTTATAGCTCAACTTCATTTACCACCCCACCAGCCTCTTTAAACCGGGAAATCAGGTCACCGATTTTATGTTCATACTGACCGTAACCTGCACCAGGTAACGACGCCCAGATATTGCTGCAACGATCGATAGCCTGACGAATATCGCCGCGATCAATCATCGGTAAAGCGCCACGCTCTTTAATCTGCTGCAATGCCACAGCGTCCTGGCTTTTCGGAGAGAAGTCTTTCAGGCCAAGCTGCTTGCGATAGGCATCCCACCAACGGGAAAGAAGCTGGTAACGTCCGGCGGCTGTTGATTTGAGTTTTGGGTTTAGCGTGACAAGTTTGCGAGGGTGATCAGAGTAATCAGTAAACAGTTCGCCGCCAACAATAACATCATAACCGTGGTTACGTGTCGGTTGTCGCCCGTTATCCGTTCCTTCTGACCATGCCACCATATCGAGGAAAGCTATACGCTGGGAATTTAGTACCTGCATAAATTACTCCTTAGAGCCACCAAACTTATTACCGATTACTCGCATTGCAGCCCCACGAATAGCATCAACACCGATCAGCCCCACACCACCACCAATGGCAACAGATAGTGATTTAGGCCATCCGACATACTCAAGAGCGGATGCAAAAGTCAGCGTCAGAGCGCCACAGAGTAGAATTTCGAGTGTTTTTCGCTTCCAGCCGCCACCACCGCCAAAATAGGCAATACGTAAACCAGCCATAACAATCGACATAATCACTGCGCCCAGCGGTGTGTCTCCACGCCACCAGCTCTGGAACAACTCCAGCCAAGTATTTGGGTTATGAGGCATTTGTAGTTATCTCTCACCTCGCCAATACAGGAGGTGCCAATTGAGGGAATACCACGTACCGCACATCAGAAGCGGAAACGTCAAAGAAGCCGAGTCAATGGATAAATGTGGGATAGACCAGGACCAACGAATCCCCAGCCCAAGAAACGACAAAACCCGCTCGACGGCGGGTTTAAGCTGTGTGGCGAAGTAACCACTCTTAACACAGTAATCTAGAAAATGCGGACCGCGTTAGTGATTTTTTCAACTTTTTGATTTATCTTATTGAACACAAGAAACCACTGCCTATAAATCATATCAACCCAAACCATAAAAACCAAAAAATCAAATGATTACATTAACTAGATAAGGAACAAAGTTAATGAAAGAAAGCCGCAGCAAGGTCATTCAATATAAACGTGCAGTCATCCCTAATTGCACAGCAACGCTTCAACAGATCATAGAATCTATAATTTCTGAAAATGGCGCAGCCTATAAAGTTAGCGCAAGAAGAGAACAGATTAACCCCTCCGATAGCAATAGTGGATTTAGAGTGGTTAACCGCAGCAGCACTTTCAAGACAGTGTTATTCGGGCAACTTATTTTGTTTGAACAAGGTAAAAGCCAAACACTTATGACAATCGCTGATGATGTCAATTATTATGACATCAATGCTATAACATCGAAGCAAATTAAATTAGCCGAAGACGAAAAAATAAGTGAAGCTGAAAAACAAAAAATAACACGAGAATTTATTGATTCAATACTTTACTTTGGGATTCGTGATAATCATGTGATGATCGTCCAATCACCGGCTCTAAGGACTAAAGACATAGAAAGCCATCTTAATTGGTTAATCCATTCATTTAGCACTATTTTTAATGGTGACGACTTCCTTGTGCTTCAAGATAAACCAACTGAAGACACCATAAAAAAAATGCATGAAAGTCCAGTCAAGAAAATAAATTTCGGCAGTATCCCAATCAAAAATTCTGATTCTGAAGATGTAGTTAAAATAAATAATATAAGTAACACAAACGACCTCCCCACAACAATAAAAGAACAGGTCGAAAAAGTTAAGAAAATAAAATTCATGCCAACTGGTAAAGGTGGCGATATTATAAAAGCTGCTTTTGGCGAAGCATGGTTTAATAATTTACAACTGGAAGATTCTCTTGATGAATCCAATTTACAAGTTAATCTAGAAATAACCTATTTCCGCAAGACAAACAAAGATGGTCAACGTGTACTCGATACTTTAGCAACTTCACTCAGAAATATAGACGATGAAGATATTAGTATAAACCTTCAAGGTGGTGGCATAATTAAAGGCAGTGATTTAAAACTATCCGGTAAAGTAAACGTCCAATATAACAATGGACTTATTGATGAAAATGATTTATATTTACAAATGCACAAATGGCTGACTTCAAAGGTTCAAACTGGAGAAGTAAAAGTTAAAAACTAGAACCAACAGGAGGCGGAAATGAGCTTCTTTAAATTTATTATAAGATTCTTATCCGCCTTCGCTTTTGGGTTTGCAATATTTTACTTTGCATCTAGAAAAATTGACTTAAGTGGCATATCTACTCCATGGTCATTAATAACCTTATTAGCATTCCCTTTCAGTTATTGTATCGCAGCCTTTTTTAAAGTTTCTGAAGCCGACGAAAACACATCACTATCAGATAATGAACTAAGAAGATTACGACCGATAATTGATGCAAAAAAAAGACATCTTGGATTTCTTATCTTTTTTTATCTTATTGCTGCTTTTTCAGGAGCAATTGGTATGTTCGCTATTTCCAGAGAGTCGATAGTTTATCTATATTTTATATCTGCTTGTGGAGGAGGCATTGCTGCTGCAATGTATTCTTTTTTCTTTATCAGCTCAATAAACAGCGAAATACAGAGATTTAAAAGCATCTTATTACACAGAGCTGAAGCGAATAAAAAAACGAAAGAATTTATAGACTCATTAAACAAAAAGGCGGATTGAAATCCGCCTTTTTGTTTTCTTCAATCCATTTCTAATCTAATATCCAACATTGAAAGACAACCTTCGATAAATCCTTCAGCCATTTTAATCTCAATGCGTATAAGTTTCTCGTCCTTTTTCTTTTCTTTAGCAATTTTTCTCTTAGAAAGACCATACAAATAATGTGCTACTAGTAACGAATGCTCATAAGGTTTTTTCTTCTTCAGCCGAGCAAGGCACCCCTCAATGATTAATCCGTCGGCATCAGTACATGAGAGTCTGTTTTTACCTGTTTGTGGTAAAAGCCCTTTAAATCCTGCTGCGATTGGAGAATAGTCAACGCCTGAATTATCACTAGCAGCCCATCCCCCCCAACGCTCAAGAACCATCTGAATATCACGCATCAAATTTCTCCACAAAATCAGGCCAGCACGCCAGTTGCCAGCGCACGATCGATAAAACGAAATATCAGCTCCAGCTGAGAGCCATACTTCTCTTCAAATGCCACGGTATCCGCATGCAGCTCGTCGTGATGCTTTCTGCACAAAGGCAACACAAAGAGGTCATGCGCTTTTGTACCCATTCCCCCCTGACCGTGGCCTATCAGGTGGTGGGGATCATCAGCAGGTTTTCCACAACATGCGCACGGCTGCGTCTTAACCCAACGCGTGTACTTTTCGTTAACCCAGCGGCGACGTTTTGGGCGTAACATAAAAGAGTCCGGCGACTCCGGATCCACTTTCAGCGCCAGCACCTTTTTTGCCTTATCCTGGATGATGCTGGTGGCAGGAACCGAAGGCACAAGGTCACTTTCCCGGGTGACAGACGGCACAACAGGCTTTGGTAATCTCAGTGCCTTACGGGCTGCACTTTCCGGTAAGGCATCCGCCAGGTCATTACGAACCAGCCACCAGCACAGTTCCGGCATTGTCACAACGTGACTATCATCAAAACCGAGATCCCGACGCACAACAGACAACACCCAGCGGGCACAGTTATCCGTTGCCATTGATTCCAGCCGTTCCGTGAACTGATCGCGCAGCTGGTTATCGCAGTGCCAGCACAGACGGATTGCGCCCGGAGCGTGTCGCATTGTGGTCATGTTCTCGCTGTGCCAGTCGGAATGAGGCCACTGGCAGCCTTTTTCACGAAGTAACCAGCTTTCAAGACATTCCACGCCACCAGCACGACGGATCACTGCCTCATTGCGGAACACGGCCCGAACGGCAGGATCATCCGCCAGCGGTTGTGATGCCGCCGGAACGGCACCGCTGGCGAAAGATGAATAACGTTCCGGCTCAGGCTCCAGCAGGACACGCCCCTGCATAAACAGGGGCATCAGCTCTGAACCAGGTCTGAACAATACGATCCCCATACGCGGGGCAATTTCAGGGGTCAGTAGTGCTCTCACAGTCACCTCAATGAACGGTATCGAGCAGCTTTAACAGCTCAGGGAATCGGGATTCGAAGAAATGCGGCTGCGTCTCGCGCGGATTTGCGGGACTGGTGATGTTCTTGCCGAACATGCAGCCTTTCGCTGTCAGCGACCAGAATTTTTTGATGTTGTTAATCGAGGTACGGCTGTATCGTTCGCGCTGCTCGACGATCCCCAGCTTCACCATCTGGTGATATGCCTGATTAGCCGTCAGGCGGATACCATACTGCTTCAGCAGTGCACTCAGCGACAGCGTAGGGCGGCTTGAACCATCTGGCGCATCAGCAGGTGCATCAATGGCATAGATCGGCATAAGTTCAGGAAGACCAGCTACCTTTGATAATTTCTGGTATGCACCAAGTTTCGAGGAGTTTGACAGATTTAGAGTCTTTGCTGCTGATTCAAGCAGAATGACCCCGGATTTAATTTTGTCGGATGTGGTTTCTTCTGGTGATGAATTATGAAGCGCATCAAAAGTACGTATCACTTTTAAGCTGAATGCCGGGCTGATCCACATTGCATATGCATAGACCAGCTCTTTACAGACATACGTCCCACCATTGCGCCCCTGAATGGTGATGACAGGAATACTACGGGAATCTCCCGTAGTTTCTTCTTCCAATAATTCCACAAGAGCCTTCGTTTCAGGACGACGCATAAACTCGTGAACTTCCAGCGAACGGGAGGAGCGATTCTCACCAGCGGCAAGAAGAGCAGCTTTCTGAAGGTCGTTAAGACAGTAGTTAGATTCGAAGTACTGGCGCACAGAAACGCCATCAATTACAAGCAACTGATTCATTGGTTTCTCCACAAATTTTTATCCACGAGCGGGACTGCACTCCCTTTTCGTTGATGCAGGATGAACTTACTGCGATTTTTAATAGTTATCAAGGATATACTGTTCATAAATACAGTATCTTTAACGAGGTAATACCCAAATTTAGGGTGTTGCTCAATTCCGTTACCGAGTTGCTAATTTGCAACTCGCTTTTTCGTACTTACTGATAGTGATCTCGACCTTCCCCTCCGGGATAACCGGTCCCCACTCCACCAGCATTCTTTTCACCTGACTGTCGTCTTCCCACACACCCGCGTGGGTCAGGGCGTCAAACAGCGCCTTGTTATAGTTGTCCAGATCGCGGATCCGGTTATCCGGAGGAAACAAAACGATCTCCACTGAAGCAGGTGCCGACGTTGGTTTCGGCAGACGACGTAACTGCTCAACTATTGCTGCGCACGCCGCGCTCTGGAATTTTCACCCCGCCGCGCTTATCAGGCTCTTACCAGCAAACGCCCCTTTGTTGGGGTGTCGCCAGTACGTGTTCACGCTGGGCGGAAAAGGAAGGATCAGCTTCATACTTTCAGGCCCCTCTCATGTAACCAGTGGGCTGCACGCAGCCTGGCGTTTTCCTCACCGGCAAGCAGTGAGCGGATAATCCCGACCGCCTCGCTGTCGTCGTCCTTCACCACGGTATGAAGCGTGATCCCCCGGGCCACACCACGCTTTATCGTGATGACGCCTTTTTTCTCCAGTGCGCGAAGATGCTCCACCGCTGCATTCACCGAACGGTATCCCAGCATGGTTGCCACCTCCTGATTGGTTGGCGGGAAGCCACGTTCTTTCTGATAAGAAATCAGCATATCCAGCACCTGCTGCTGGCATTGAGTTAACGTCGTCATTACGCCCCCACGTAATTCCCTGACAGATACCACTCATCACTCGATACAGCGCGCTTGCTGCTTTTCCGTAAACACTGCTCACGACGCGCCAGAAAATTGTTTCGTTCTGGCTGGGAGTGGCTTTCACGGAATGCCGCCATCCACACCGTTGCAGCACGACGGTATAAGCCCCTGGACTCCAGTTCTTCAGCCTGGCGGGTCAGGCACAAAATCTCCCGCGGGTCGTTAGTGCCGACATAGAAATTGCGCACAGGTCTGGTTTCACGAACTGGTTGCGGTTCCGCCTCCTGCGCTCTCTCAGTCAGGCGCGGGAAATGTCTGCGTGTATCCCCTTCACAACGGTGAGCCACACGCCCACTCTGACGTAACTTGCTTGCTGACTGCAGAACGCGCTGCCGTGAGTAACCTGCAAAAGCATCCGCAATGTCTCCGGAAGTACACCCCGGATGGGCTTCAATGTATTTCTGAACTTCATTCAAAAGACTCATGATCACCCCCTGAATCCTGCCGGGATCTGGCTGTAGTCCACGTTGTCGTAACTGGCTTTGAAGTACGGGTCTTCGCGTTTTTCTGTGTACGTGCTGACGGACGGCGATAAGCGCAGGGAAAGCTCATCCCATTTTTCCCGCAGCTTCGACGGGCTGAGCACGTTACGGCACCAGAACGGATCGCGGCTGACGCGGCTGTACATCTCGCAGATTTGTTTGTGAGTACGACCATCCTGCACACACATCAGGCGAATTTCGTTTGCCCAGGCTGTCCAGTTCGGTTCTTTGGGACGAACCACCTCGCCGTCACATTCGGCGGCCTGCTCGTACAGGGCGATGATTTTTTTCCAGAGCCACTGTGCGCAGGTCAAATCATCCTGCGTTCCCCACTGGCGCTTTTTAGGGCTGAATACAACCGCATCAGGATGGCGAGTTAAAAACTCCTGTTCAGCCGTCTGCGTGTCCGGTTGCGAAGCGTCCGGACGAGAAGTTTTTTTATCTGACGGATCATGTTTTGATTTTACTGACGGATCCCCGCCAGATTCTGACGGGTGAAAACCCGCTTTTTTGCCAGATTTCGACGCATCAAATTTTGACGGGTCAGATTTTGATGCGTCAGATTTTGACGGGTCAGAATCTGACAGTTGAGAAAATGCCGCTGCCTGAAGCTTCGCAACGTTAAGCTGATAAACATTCGACGCATTGCGGTTACCCTGGCGACGCGCCTTACGCGTTAACCAGCCTTCTGCTTCCAGCCGTGCGATAGCCGTTCTGACGGTGCTCATCCCCGCGCCAATCTGGCGGGCAATGGTTTCAATTGATGGCCAGCACACACCTTCGTCATTACTGAAATCAGCCAGGCGGGCCATAATTGCCACGCTGGATAACTTCATGCCTGACGCAGCGCAACCATCCCATACATAGCCGGTTAATTTAGTGCTCATGACCGACCTCTATTTCCCTGAATTTACGACGAAACTGTTCGAGCGGGCTGAAGCACTCATGCTCATAGCCTTCGCGGAGGTAGATAACTCGTTGTGTTTCCGGCTCCCAACGAATGACTCTGACGGGCACTCCGTAGTGATCTTTGAACCAGCGGTTAACTTGTCGCAAAGGACTGTCTCCTTCTGCCGGTTGAAATCACCCACAGCCCACTCAGCAAAGCTGTGGGTTACAATTTCCCTGTCACCTGGTACATTAACTGCATAGCAATACTCCACCTTCGCTTTTCCACCCGGTACAGGAAGCGCAATCAGTTGCGAGCGACGGTAGTGTGTTGTTAAACTGTTCATGCGTTAGTTTCTCCACAGTCACGACACGCCACGGCGCCCGGAGCTGCACACTCGCGGGCGTCATTACTTTCTGAAATGCAAAAGATTTTGTAGACCAGTGCTGCATGCTCCTGCAGCTTCGAAATTGAGAGATACAGCTCGTCGTTAATTGCTGTCTTCTCATGCGGTTCCACCACACCGTCTTCGATTGCCGAACGAATCTGTCTGGAATAACTGCCAATCTGTTCAATGACTTCCAGCAGGCGCTGGTTAATATCGGCGTTGTCCACATCCTCGACGTCAGGAAGAGACACAAAGACGCCATTTGCAGACTGCGCCACAGCGTCAGCAATGAAGTGAGTTCCACCAGCACGTTGCAAAATCATTGCCCATCCCAGCGGGAAAATCTGATCGCCATCGGCACGAAGGCGGTTAAATAATGCGTTTTCTGTTACATCCAGCCAGTCAGCTGCTTCAGCGTAACCACCCGGCAACGCTGCGATAGTTTTTCTGACAGCTTTCACGTACCACTCAGGCTGTTTTTCTACTTTCCAGTGATGCTTACCCACGGTTAGCCTCATCGTTCTGTGGTTTCTGTTAATCGATTTATCCATTAGATTTTTCATAAAGCTCAGGTTTAAATGGCAACCGTCCGCAAGTTCTATATGCAGCTTCTGCTGCACGTCCTTTTGGAATTAACTGGCCCGGACGGTTTCGCCACTGATAAACGGCTTCAGTTGTTATGCCGAAAAAAGCAGCAACTTTCTCAATACTGCCGAAGTAGCTTTCGATATCGTCAGTTGTCATACGCCCTCCAAACTAAGTTTTATTAGATGCTAATTACAAATCTATCTTTGGTCAATAAAAACTAAGATTACTTAGCAATTCAAGAAATGGTGCTCCTATGGAAACGGTTGGTCAGCGTATAAAAGCTCTGAGAAGAGTTACCGGAACGTCCCAGAAAGAATTGGGTAAATTTTGTGGAGTAAGCGACGTTGCTGTGGGGTACTGGGAGAAAGACATCAATACCCCTGGTGGGGAGGCACTTTCGAAATTAGCGAAGTTCTTCAATACGTCAATAGATTACATTCTTTATGGTGCTGAGTTTGAAGGCAAACTCGTCACAAACATGCGCAGAGTTCCTGTAATATCGTGGGTTCAGGCTGGGCAGTTTACTGAGTGCAGGGCAGCAGAAGTGTTTAGTGAAGTGGACAAGTGGGTAGATACATCATTAAAGGTTGGTGATAACTCATTTGCATTAGAGGTTAAAGGTGACTCCATGACTAACCCTAATGGCCTCCCAACAATACCAGAAGGCGCAACAGTGATTGTAGATCCAGATGCAGAACCTCGTCATGGAAAAATAGTCATCGCTCGACTTGATGGAACAAACGAAGCTACAGTAAAAAAATTAGTCATCGATGGCCCTCAAAAGTTTTTAGTGCCATTAAATCCTCGGTATCCCAACATCCCTATCAATGGTAATTGCCTTATCATTGGTGTAGTCAAAGGAGTTCAATACGAACTCTAAGACCTCTCTTCTCTAACTAAGGCACCGAACTAAGAAAAGTTTGGTGTTTTCTCTTGCCATAATAACTAAGTTAAGTTAGATTTTATATCAAAGATAACGAACAGGCAGGACGCCCACGAAGTAGCCGCCTGGGGCATATGAAGTCCAGGATGATTCGTTAGCAACAAAAAAGCGCCCTACAGGACGCTTAGCTCTTTAACAATCTGGTCCCCATCAACAAGTAACTGATAACTTGAGGAGATGTGAAATGCACAAAACAGAACCCAAAATCGTCGCGCCTGGCTACACAGATGAGGAAATTTATGAGTGGATGACAAAGAAGCTGGCAGCTATAAACCAGCTTCGTGAAGTGCTGTCTTATCGACAGGAAACAATAGACTCCTTAAAAAAACTGGATCAGGAAATCACGGTTTTATCACAGGATGTTACTTTAGATATTGTGCAGACAAATTAGGATCCCATTCATTTTCGTCAAAATCATCAAAGTGATGAATTTGTGATCTCCAGTCTCGATAATCTAAAAATTTCTGGGCGGTTACGCTTATTTTATCAAGTGTGAGTTCATCCTGAATTGAAAGAAGAAGTTCATCAAATTTCATCTCATTAATCTGTTTTGGCATCCAGTGATGCTTCATCAGAATAAGGTGAACCAGAGCCTTTTTCCCATTCAACTGATTATAGGGAGTGCCGAATTTCTTCCGGTGCTCATGTAAGACAAGGTCCAAAAGAGTAAGTAATGTTGCCCTTGATTCAACTTTGCTTATTTCGACTGATGACACTACCCCACTGATTTCAATGCCCCGATACTTTCCAACATTTTCACAGTGGGATTTGTACAGCGTATAGATATTACCGGACATTTCTTTTCCTTTTGCGTTGTTGGGGATAACCAGATTAACCGAATCCTTGTTGTTGGGGAATAACTAGGTCCACCTCGCCTGATGTGGCTAAAAGCAGGCACATAACAGCTAAGTATTTTCAACCAGAGAGAATCCTTAGCGTTGTGGTGAATGCGGCTCAGCGCACGCGGGTTAAGGTTGAGGCTGACAGTCGACCTTCTGTGGATACCCACCCGCCTGGTGTGCAACCTTCGCCAGGCACCGGGAGGCACCCGGCACCACAACTTTATGCTGTGTGTAGTCCTGGCGGTACCAGCTTGTACCCTTGCTTCCGGCTGGTACCGTCCTTTTTACAAAACAGAGAAGAGCATCACCGGACGACGGGCTCATAACCCAATCCATCCGGGCGGCAGTCACCGCAGGTGTTCTTCTCTGTTTTGTGGAGAAACTAACCGACCTTGCAGGGTCGATATGATGAGGAGCAGCAAAATGGCTAGCGAACGCAGTACTGATGTGCAGGCATTTATCGGGGAGCTGGACGGCGGCGTATTTGAAACCAAAATCGGCGCAGTTCTCAGTGAAGTCGCTTCCGGTGTGATGAACACGAAAACCAAAGGTAAGGTCTCGCTCAACCTAGAAATCGAACCGTTTGATGAGAACCGAGTGAAAATCAAACACAAACTCTCATATGTTCGCCCGACTAACCGCGGGAAAATTTCCGAAGAAGACACCACCGAAACGCCGATGTATGTCAATCGCGGTGGTCGCCTGACTATTCTGCAGGAAGACCAGGGACAGTTGCTGACTCTTGCCGGTGAACCTGACGGAAAACTCCGCGCAGCAGGTCGTTAATATCGTTTTTAATTAACTGATTATTTATCTCATCACTGAATATCTTTATATAGTGAGGACTTATTATGTCTCAGAACTTAGACGCAACCGCAATTAATCAAATCCATGCCCTTATTTCTGGTCAGGGTGTTAATGAAATTATCAGTAAGATTGGTGCCGATGCTGTGGCATTGCCTGAGAATTTCCGCATTCATGATCTGGAAAAATTTAATTTAAATCGCTTCCGTTTCCGTGGTGCGCTTTCCACTGCCAGCATCGATGACTTTACCCGTTATTCTAAAGATCTTGCAGATGAAGGCACCCGCTGCTTTATCGATGCTGATAATATGCGTGCCGTCAGTGTGCTTAACCTGGGTACTATTGATGAACCAGGTCACGCAGATAACACCGCCACACTCAAACTGAAAAAGACAGCACCGTTCTCTGCTCTGTTGTCTATTAACGGCGAGCTTAACTCCCAGAAGTCACTAGCAGAATGGATTGAAGACTGGGCAGACTATCTTGTGGGCTTTGATGCTAATGGTGACGCTATTCAGGCAACAAAAGCGGCTGCGGCTGTCCGTAAAATCACGATTGAAGCAAACCAGACCGCTGATTTTGAAGATAATGACTTCAGCGGCAAACGCTCCCTGATGGAGTCTGTCGAAGCGAAGACCAAAGACATTATGCCAGTGGCATTTGAATTTAAATGCGTTCCGTTTGAAGGTCTGAAAGAACGTCCGTTTAAATTACGCCTCAGTATTATCACTGGCGATCGTCCTGTACTGGTTCTGCGCATTATTCAGCTGGAGGCGGTGCAGGAAGAAATGGCTAACGAATTTCGTGATCTGCTTGTTGAGAAATTCAAGGACAGCAAAGTAGAAACCTTTATTGGTACTTTCACCGCCTGATTTCATTACTGCAAATGCCCCTGCGGGGGCATTTATGGAAACGTAATTTACTCAATAATCGCCGGATGGTGAGGGATTCTTTTTACCAGAATTCAGCTCGGTGCAGCGCATATACGTGGAGAACAAAATGTCATTTATTAAAACTTTTTCCGGGAAGCATTTTTATTATGACAGGATAAATAAAGACGACATCGATATTAACGATATCGCGGTTTCCCTTTCAAATATCTGTCGCTTTGCCGGTCATCTTTCGCACTTCTACAGCGTCGCCCAACATGCGGTTCTTTGCAGCCAGCTGGTGCCGCAGGAATTTGCTTTTGAAGCGTTAATGCATGATGCAACAGAAGCGTATTGCCAGGACATTCCCGCACCACTGAAACGCCTTCTTCCTGACTATAAACAAATGGAAGAAAAAATAGACGCCGTAATCCGTGAGAAATACGGGTTACCCCCAGTTATGAGTACGCCCGTGAAATATGCCGATCTCATCATGCTGGCAACCGAACGCCGCGATCTCGGGCTTGATGATGGCTCTTTCTGGCCTTTACTGGAAGGTATCCCGGCAACAGAGATGTTCAACGTGATTCCACTGGCACCGGGCCATGCCTACGGGATGTTTATGGAACGCTTTAACGAGTTATCGGAGTTACGCAAATGCGCATGAATGTTTTCGAAATGGAAGGGTTTCTTCGTGGGAGATGTGTACCGCGAGATCTGAAAGTAAATGAAACAGATGCTGAATACCTGGTGCGTAAATTCGATGCGCTTGAAGCTAAATGTGCAGCACAGGAAAACAAAGTAATACCAGTGTCAACTGAACTGCCACCAGCAAATGAAAGTGTTTTGTTATTCGATGCTAACGGAGAAGGCTGGCTAATTGGCTGGCGTTCTCTCTGGTACACCTGGGGACAAAAAGAAACCGGAGAATGGCAGTGGACATTTCAGGTCGGGGACCTTGAAAACGTCAATATCACTCACTGGGCAGTAATGCCAAAAGCACCGGAGGCTGGAGCATAATGACCACTTTTACCGACAAAGAACTGATTAAAGAAATTAAAGAGCGTATCAGCAGCCTTGACGTGCGAGACGATATTGAGCGCCGTGCTTATGAAATCGCACTCCTATCTCTGGAAGTAGAACCAGATGAACGCGAAGCTTATGAATTATTCATGGAAAAGCGTTTCGGTGACTTAGTAGATCGTCGGAGAGCAAAAAACGGCAATAACGAATACATGGCATGGGATATGACTCTCGGTTGGATCGTCTGGCAGCAACGAGCTGGTATCCATTTTTCAACAATGTCACAGCAAGAGGTGAAATAATGGAGCCATACAGCCTCACACTCGATGAGGCCTGTCATTTTCTCAAGATATCCAGACCGACTGCCATTAACTGGATACGCACAGGGCGTCTTCAGGCAACACGCAAAGATCCCACTAAGAATAAATCTCCTTACCTCACAACACGACAAGCCTGCATTGCGGCTCTTCAGTCTCCGCTGCATACTGTCCAGGTGAGCGCGGGTGATGGCATAACAGAGGAAAGAAAATGTCACTCTTCCGCAGAGGTGAAATATGGTACGCCAGTTTCACATTGCCGAACGGTAAAAGATTTAAACAGTCTCTTGGAACAAAGGACAAAAGGCAGGCGACAGAACTCCATGACAAGCTAAAGGCTGAAGCATGGCGGGTCAGCAAACTTGGTGAAATACCTGATATAACGTTCGAGGAAGCGTGTGTCAGGTGGCTTGAAGAGAAAGCACATAAAAAATCACTGGACGATGACAAAAGCCGGATCGGATTCTGGCTTCAACATTTCGCAGGAATGCAACTAAGAGACATTACTGAATCAAAAATTTATTCAGCAATGCAGAAAATGACGAACCGGCGTCATGAGGAAAACTGGAAACTCAGGGCAGAAGCATGCAGAAAAAAAGGGAAACCTGTTCCAGAATACACGCCAAAACCAGCGTCCGTTGCAACGAAGGCTACGCATCTTTCATTTATAAAGGCCCTACTAAGAGCCGCAGAGCGTGAATGGAAAATGCTGGATAAGGCACCAATTATTAAAGTGCCTCAACCAAAGAATAAACGGATCCGCTGGCTGGAGCCCCATGAAGCACAAAGGCTGATTGATGAATGTCCGGAGCCATTAAAGTCTGTTGTTGAATTTGCACTGGCAACAGGCTTAAGACGCTCGAACATCATCAACCTTGAATGGCAACAAATAGATATGCAGCGCCGGGTGGCATGGATAAACCCGGAAGAGAGTAAATCAAACCGCGCAATTGGCGTTGCGCTGAATGATACTGCATGTCGCGTATTGAAAAAACAAATCGGGAATCATCACCGTTGGGTATTTGTGTACAAGGAAAGCTGTACCAAACCAGACGGAACGAAAGCGCCAACAGTAAGGAAGATGCGGTATGACGCAAACACAGCCTGGAAAGCGGCGCTGAGACGGGCTGGTATTGATGATTTCAGATTTCACGACTTGAGACACACCTGGGCAAGTTGGCTGGTTCAAGCCGGAGTCCCGTTGTCAGTGTTACAGGAAATGGGAGGCTGGGAGTCTATCGAAATGGTTCGTCGATATGCTCACCTTGCACCTAATCACCTTACCGAACACGCACGGCAAATAGACTCGATCCTGAACCCATCGGTCCCAAATTTGTCCCAGTCAAAAAATAAGGAAGGTACTAATGATGTGTAACTTATTGATTTAAATGGTGCCGATAATAGGAGTCGAACCTACGACCTTCGCATTACGAATGCGCTGCTCTACCAACTGAGCTATATCGGCCCTGAAAGGACATGTTCACGAACGTGAATCACGGTGGACAAGGTTAAAACTAACCGGGCGATGCGTCAATGGCCTTGTGAATCAAATGGCTACTTTTGCATCACCCGGTTTTATTTACGCACGAATGGTGTAATCACCAATGCCGATCCACTTGTAAGTGGTCAGTGCTTCCAGCCCCATTGGGCCACGCGCGTGGAGTTTTTGTGTGCTTACCGCCACTTCCGCACCCAGACCAAACTGGCCGCCGTCGGTAAAACGCGTAGAGGCGTTAACGTAAACAGCGGACGAATCCACTTCGTTAACAAAACGCTGGGCGTTGCGCATATCGCGGGTCAGGATCGCATCGGAGTGTTGTGTGCCGTGTTCACGAATATGGGCGATGGCATCGTCAAGATCGCTGACGATTTTGACGTTCAAATCTAATGACAGAAACTCATCGTCATACTCTTCGGCTTTAACAGCAACCACCTTCGCAGGGCCTGCCTGCAACTGCGCCAGTGCAGCTGCATCTGCGTGTAATGTCACGCCGCTTTCCGCCATTTGTTTGCTTAATGCGGGCAGGAAGCTATCGGCGATGTTTTTATTCACCAGCAACGTTTCAACCGTATTACATGTGCTCGGACGCTGAGTTTTCGCGTTGACGATCACTTTTAATGCTTCAGCGATCTCTACACTTTCATCAACGTAAATATGGCATACGCCTATACCACCTGTGATCACCGGGATTGTCGACTGTTCACGGCACAGTTTATGCAAACCAGCGCCACCACGCGGGATCAGCATGTCGATGTATTTATCCATACGCAGCATTTCACTGACCAGCGCACGGTCAGGATTATCAATCGCCTGCACGGCACCCGCCGGTAAGCCGCAGGATTTCAGGGCGTCCTGAATCACCGCCACCGTTGCAGCGTTAGTGCGACACGTTTCTTTGCCACCGCGCAGGATCACCGCATTACCGGTTTTCAGGCACAGCGAAGCGACATCAACCGTCACGTTCGGGCGCGCTTCATAAATCACGCCAATAACCCCCAGCGGTACGCGACGACGCTCAAGACGCAGGCCGCTGTCCAGTACGCCGCCATCGATTACCTGCCCCACCGGATCGGCGAGGTTGCACACCTGACGTACATCGTCGGCAATGCCTTTCAGCCGTGCGGGCGTCAGTGCCAGACGGTCAAGCATCGCTTCGCTAAGGCCATTGGCTCGCGCGTCAGCAACATCCTGGGCGTTAGCGTTGAGGATGATTTCGCTTTGTGCTTCCAGTTCATCGGCGATTTTTTCCAGCACGCGATTTTTTTCGCGGCTGGAGAGTTGCGCTAATTTATACGAGGCTTGCTTCGCGGCAATGCCCATTTGTTCCAGCAT